TCATCCGTGTCATAGTAGAGCGGATCGTAAGTAATTTTCAGTCTGCCTCTGTGAAAAGCGGACGCTACGATCTGAAACCGATAACGCATGGAACCTTTCCAGTTCCTAAAGGGCAAAGCTGCAAAGCAGCTGGCCGTCAAATGGTGTTCATTATAGGTAATGTCCAAGTTCTCGGCCCACATAGTGGGCCCGACTCGGACGTTCCAGAGAACATCCTCAGGAGGCCTGTCCACATCCCACATAAAAGTGGTGAGATAGGACTCCCTTTGTGCAATATGCGAAATGGCCATCTCGTCAGTATCAGATAGACCCATGGTTCTCGGGTCCACACACAATTCTTGCTTCACATCAAGAGACAATTTTGTGGTGGAATCCGGAACATTGACATTGGACATGTTGCCAAAATACGTTGGACGTATGGGGTCAATATCTGATACGACTGGCGGGCGTGAATAGCCTAAAAGCTTCGCGGTTCTGCCGACCGCTCCAGCCACCATTTCGGTGGCCTTGGCATAGGGGGCAAGGACGGGGACATTCGTCAACACTCCTGCCATGGCTGCTACCACCGAAGCCGGTTTAGAGATTACACCTTCTCCGTACTCATCGGCTTGGGGATAAAACTCACTCTGAGGGACTAATGCCGCGCTCTCAATCGATGTGGGGACAGAAAGACTGACGTCTTCTGCCCAAGCAAAAACCGAGATTGTGACATTGTCATTGGCGCCATTGGCGTGTCGCAGGGGAGCAAAACTCTCTATTTGTATAATACCCATCTTGGTCCATTCTCCATTAGGGATGGACAAAGCATTGACGGGCCAGACAAACGGTAGAGTTAGCGTACCTCCTTGCGACAGGGTGGGATCAAGATAGACATGTGGGCGTTGGCTCGCCTCTACAAAGTCTTCTATCACACCTGGACGGAAAACCGTAAACGAATCGGACTCGGGCAAAGGCAAATAAGCTGCCATCGCTCTGCCGAAGTGAAAGCCATTACCATTTAGAATGATCTTGACCTTCAAGTTACATCGTAACAGGTGGAAATTCGTGATCCGGTTCACAACCTTGGGGTTCTCGAAGAACAACTCCCAGGGGTTGAGAAGAGAGGTGACATTACTGCCCACAGACCAGTCTATTGTGGCAATCTTCACCGGACGCGAGAAGAAATTCTCAAGCATCGCGTCATTCGAGTCAGTCAGTTTATACGTGTCATCAAGCTGAGAGTTGACAGTATAATTCCAATCCGACTCGGCGTCGTTGAACGCGACGTTTTCATGAACCATTGTTGCAGGTTCTGTTTTTGTAGAAAAGTTGAATTTCGTGGTAATGCGTTTAAATTTAGCACAACTCGTGAAGGTACATTAACCAACCCGATAGCGACACCGTTTGTGAGTACTGCAATACTCTCCCCTAAAAAGGGGTGCTCCACGAGGGGAGCGCAACGCACAGCAAGCCTAATCGCCTATGTATGAGGTGGTGAACCTGCATCGGCGATTGGTAAACCAATACTGTGCGGTAGCTTTTAGCGTGAAACCGGAGCTACATCCGGCTTTACCATGAGTTTAATGTCATCG